ATGAGTAAAGGCGACAAACCACGCCCTGTAAATAAAGAAATATTCGATAAGAACTGGGAGAGGATATTCCACCACAAACCAAAGGTATCAAATGAAGCACCCATGTCCAATGTGCGGGGTAATAAAAACCCAAGAAGAAGAGGAGAGGGAAAATAGAGAGCACGCTTCAACTGTAAGCGAGGCGTTTATAAAAGGCAGGAGAAGTATTAAAAAACTGTCTGTAAGAGAAAACGAAATTTTAGATTGTATAATTGATCTTGGAATGGATTTCGATCAAGCTGCTGTAAACTTCGGAATCAACAAAAAGACAATTTATTATCATTGGGAGAACGCAATAGATAAAGTCCGTAACCTTTGATATTGTTTAACTTATAAGAAAAACACCCTAAAAAACCAAGACTATTTCCCTTTATAGAGGGGTTAGTTGTTTTCCTCACACCGCCAAAACCCAATTAAAGCGACTTATGAGCAGGGGCGGCAAAAAGAAAAAACAACTCAATTTCATTCCGGGATGGATTATTGAAAGAAAACGCATTAACGGTTGAACTCGTTGGTATAAAGAACTTAAAAACTACCGGTAATTGGAGGTTAGAGTTCGATGTATATGAGATTGACTCTGATAAGGTGAAGGAATTGTTCGACAAAATAAATAAAGCTTTAATGATGGCGTTGGTAGAGCTTGATGGCTGATCCCACTAAAAGCAATGGGGTAACAATGGAGGGTAGAAACCCCAATGGGACTTTCAAAGAGGGACATCAATATGGATTTAAACCTGGGCAATCAGGTAATCCAAAAGGGAGAAAGAACGCCATATCTGATATATTTAATGAGCTTTTAGATGCTTCAGATGAAGATAGAACAGTAAGGGAGGCAATAGCGGAGAGGATGATTACTATAGCCAGAACAGGAAATGCTAAAGATTTCTTCAATGCTTTTGATAGAATAATAGACCGCACGGAGGGAAAAGCGTTAGAACGTATTGATCAGACTATTAAGCAAGAGCCTATAAAAGTATTTGATATTTGAAGTGGACAAAAGACGAAGCTCGAAGGGAGATAATCAACGACCAACATCGATTCAAAGTAATCGTAGCGGGTCGTCGATAACGATGGGGGAAGACTTATCTTGCGTTGATGTGGCTATGTTCGGGGTTCATACAACCAGGGGAATCGAGGTGGTTTATAGCACCGACCTACAGACAAGGGAAAATGATTGCCTTCCCTGTTTTACGTCAAATCTTTCGTGGCAAGGCGAGAATAAACGAATCAGAGTTGAAGGTTATTTTACCTAATGATGCAGAGATTTGTATCAAGGGTGCGGATAATGAAGACAGCTTACGTGGTGCTGGCCTTAATAGAGTTATCCTTGATGAATATGCTTACTTCAAACCTCACGTCTGGGAAGAAATTGTTCTTCCTATGTTAGCTATAAGTAAGGGCGATGCTATGTTTATCGGGACACCATCTGGATATAACGCCATGTATGATCTTTATATGAGAGGGCAGGCTGATCCTGAATGGCAATCATGGCAATTTAAAACTATTGAAGGCGGCTTTGTAGCCGAGGATGAGATTGAACGGTTGAAGTCTAATATGGATGGGAGGCTGTATCGTCAAGAAATGGAGGGATCATTCGAAAGCACCGGGAATCGAGCCGCCTATAACTTCGACAGGGACACTCATCTTAAACGAGCTGACGAACTATCTTTAAATAAATGGTGGGGTATGGACGAGAATGTAGATTATATGACCGCAGTATTAGCGTGTCAATATACCGATGGGACAGTTCATTACTTCGATGAGATAAGGCAATCAAACTCTAATACTGAACTAATGGCTAAAGAGATGAAGAAGCGTTATCCTGATGTAGTTAATGTATTCCCTGATCCTGCTGGTTCAGCGAGGTCTACTACAAGCCATCGTTCTGATCATCAAATCTTAAGAGATCACGGCTATAAGGTTTCAGCACGTAAGGCACATCCAAGCCATAGGGATAGACTTAACGCTCTAAACCGGAAGCTGATTGATGCTACTGGTAAAGTTGGAATGACTGTCGATCCTAAATGTAAATATCTTATAAAGGATTTAGAACAAGTGCAGCGTGATAAGAAGGGCGGGATAGATAAGAGCAATATAGAATTAACCCACGCCCTGGATGCTTGTTCCTATCCCATTGAATATAAATTCCCATTGGTCCGAACCATAGGTAAGTCAATACAATGGAATTGATTTTCGGCATATCATTGGCTGTGAATGGGTTCTTTATTGGACTGTGGTTATTTGGTAATTATTTAAGTAAGAAAGAAAAGAAGATCATTGAGAGGGAAACGAAAAAACAGATAGAGGGATTAACTCAACAATATATTTCAGGATGCAAGGATATTTATAATGCGTAGTGTGAACACAGTAGTAATCCCCGAATATTCAACGGACTTAATTGTCAAATCAGTACAAGATGCTTATGACCAAACATTAAAAAGAGAAACAGCAAGTAAGCAGACTGCTTTAGACTTCTATTATCATAATGATGTAGATCAGCATATAGACAAATGGTTTTCATCTTCAACGCTTGAACAGATCCCCAGCTTTCCGCAGCGTGTAGTCCCTCGCTTTGCAAGGGCAAGGATGATGTTATATAAGCAAAGTCCCAAGCGAATGATCAATGGGGAAGTGAATGAAGACTATGGGGATGCGGCGTATGGATTGGATCGCAAGGTTAGGGAGTTTGCTGAATTAGCCTGGCTGACAGGCGATATGGCATTGCGTACCAAGTTCAATGAACGGCATCAAAGGTTGGAGTATGATATTATCCCATTCTGTAAGAAGTACTATATCGAAGGGGAATCTGAACCGTTTGGTGTTAGTTATGAAGTAGGAAGGGATAACAGATATAATCGTATGTTTGTTTTCTTTTCAGAGGCAAGAGATGGACAGCCAGGTAAACACTTTAAGTTTACACAAGGTGGAAAGATTCTATCTGTCAACGATGATAACATTTCTTCGTATGAGACTCTGCCTGTCTCCTTTGTATCGTATAATACAAACGCTTACGACGTTGTAAGGTGTGCAGTTCATTTAGGGATAGCATATACAGAGATAGCATTAGCTACTCGATTTGCTTTTGGGCAGCCTGTTCTTACGGGCATAGATGACGCAAGTCAAATCAAGTTGGGCATAGATAAAGTCATGGTTCTCCCCTCCGGCGAGGGTGCTGATTTTAATTTCAAAGGAACGCCGGGCAACTTAATTCAGATGATCGAGGCGGCTAAAGCAATAGCCAATCAGACTGCTATTAACCATCATTTAAGAATCAAGTGGGATGATTCAGGTAATCCAGCGAGTGGAGAGGCGTTAAGGCTAATGGAGATTGAGAATCTTGAGGCTCGGATTAGTGATATACCTACATGGAGAGAATGGGAACACGATAGATATGAAGTAGATCGTGAAGTATGGAAGGCTCATACCGGGAAGGATTTGGGAGAGAATTATGCGGTAGACTTTGCCGAGGTGGAGTTCCCTAAATCGTGGACTGAAACCAAAGACGAACTCAATTTTAAACTTGAGAAGGGATTAATGTCGAGGGAGGATTTGGTCAGGCACTTCAATCCAGATATATCGGATGAAGACCTGGAATCAAAGCTAAACAAAGTCGATGAGAGCAAGAAGGTAGAAGCGGAAGCACAGAAGCCACAGGGAACTATTGAGAGACTATTAAATGCCTGATCCTGTAGAAACATTCGCAAGTCAGATAGGGAAGTTGGAAACAGCTTTGTTTGCTGATCTAAATAAGATTGCTCAAAGATTGGATAGTTTAAGCGATACGGAACTTATTACAGTAATCAGAGAATTGAATTTCTTTCAGGAATTATTAGACCGAGGATATGAAGAAGCTGTTAATGGGCTTATGGATGCGTATGAAGGGCAATTATCATCTATTGTAAAAGAGGCTCGTGATCGAGGTATTAGGACGATTAAAGGGGCAACTGTTGAGCAATTAGAACTATTGCAGGAGTTAGATACAAGAGCTTTACTGGGTAATGCTAATGCCTTTGCTAACAACTTAACAGAGGGATTGTTTAGCGGTATTGTTGCGGGTGAAAGTCCTTCTGCTATTGTATCTCGATTAGCTGGTTCAGTTAATCTTGAAACACATCAATTAAACGTAGCTGTGCATGATGGGTTTAGAAAGTTTGATGATATAGCAAGGCATAAAGTATTTGAGGGTGAGGATGTTAGATGGACTTACGTTGGTCCGCTTGATACTGTTACGAGGGATATTTGTGCAGACACAATTAGCAACGAACCATCAAAGGGGTATACAGAGGCAGAAGTTTCATCATCAAACACTCCATTTGGAGATAGGGGCGGTTTTAATTGTAGACATAGTTGGATGGTAAAATGAGGGCATCTGCTATGATTGAAATACCTCAAGCGGTTTGGAAGAAAGTTGGGGGACGTGCTGCAACTCGGATTGTAAAAAATTCAGATAAGGGCAAGGATAAGAATGACAAAACATTTAAACCATATTCACCTGATTACGCTGAAAAGAAAGCCGCTGGTAAGGCATCATCTAA